CAATGGCTGTTCAAAACTCAGGCCAACAAAACTCTGCGCTGCCAGATTGTATATTTCATCGGGTACGGCATTTTGAATAAGGCGCAGTATGCTGCTAAAGTCGGTCAAATCGTAACCTACAAGTTGCAGTCGTTCATGATTTTCGATGCCAAGATCTTTGATGCGCCAAAAGTTTGGCGCGCTGGTGTGTCGGTATGCACCAAATACCTGATACCCCTTGTCTAATAGAAGTTTAGCAAGATAGGCACCATCTTGGCCAGTAACACCTGTGACAATTGCTCGACGCATGTCATTCCTCCATGATTAAAAACTTATTATAGAATATCAGCGTTTATTTGTCAATAAAGCTGTGAATGTCTTTGAACATTTTGTCGCCGCTGAAGAAGGTAGATTGAATTCGATCCAACTGAGTTTCGAGATGAATACGATAGTTGTCATAGTTTTCAACAAAGTCAATGATGCGATTGGCCAGCGCAGGCTTGGCTATGGCAAAATTGCTGTAGAAGTCTTCATCCACTTCATACTTGAACGGTGCATCGTAGATTTCTTTATAAGAAAGTTTATTGGGTACAATGGGCAGACATCCTGCACTCATGGCCTCAAAAGTTCCGATGCCGAGATTTTCATGCTTGTTGGCAGAGAATATTACCTTGCAGGATTTTAGAAATTCATAGTATTGGTCTTTGCTGAAATTCTGTTCTTGAGTTTTAACAAATTGAATTTCGGGATGTGTGCGTTGTACTTCGTCTCGAAGTTCATCGAAGATCCAGGGAGCCTTGTCGTAATTTAACCGATGTGGAAAAACAACAATGTCTTTTTTTGGTTGCGTGTTGCGAAGATTTTTAATCCATTCCAAAGGATATACTCCGGGACTGAAGCATCTTTGTTCTTTGGATTCTACATTTCTTAAATCCAGAGTTTTAAGAAAAAGATTTAAATTATGCTGTGTGCCAAAAAAGTTTTGATCCAACGCATAGTACATGCTAACTTCCATGGATCGAGCCCAGTTCTTATTCTCAATGGTGGCACCAAGAATGTCTGTGGGATCATACCAGCCTGCATGCCAAATACCACCCATGTAGACTTTGATGCCAGTGAGCTCGCTCATGTATTTTACAAAGTGTACGGTCTGATTCCAGGCATCAGTGAACAGAAAATAATCGCCTTTTTTCACTGTACCGTCGCCAAACATCTTTGCTATTTTAGTAGCCTGGCTGGCCTTGTATTCACAGGTCCCGGCAAAATTAAAAAATGCGCCGGTCTGTGGAGCATCATATCCCTCGGCTTCACCGCTGATGTTCTGCACGTTAAAAACATCACCAAGATGTCCTTCAGCGATGTGCGGAAAATAGGTTTGCCATTGTTTGGTGTAACGATTATCCAATGGCTCAATATCAACAATATAAAGTGTTCTCATCGGCGTTCAATGTCCTCTTCAATGCAGCTATCGCCGTATTGAATTTCAATCATCTTCAAAGGTTGGTCAGTGTCGTTGCACAGCTGATGCCATTGTGTGCGAGGTATGTGCACATATTCATGCTTATTATATATGCCCACAAGGTCCACGTCAGTAGATTTTTCATCAATGGTTAATACAGTGGCAGTACCGTCGGCCACAAACCAATGTTCGGCTCGTTGTTGATGTTTCTGCATGCTGAGTCGATGGCCAGGCTCCACAGTCAATTCCTTGACCTTGGTCTGGTCGCCAACTGTATGCAATACTCGATAATAGCCCCAGGGACGTTCTGTCTTTGGAGCTTTCCATTCCTGTAAAATCCAACTGCTGCTGTTCTTTTTATGTTCGCCACCCACACCAAATCTAAAACTTAGATTGGGATCAACATGATTTTGTTCATTGATGTTTCCTTCAACTCTGTCACCGCCGTTGGCAAAAACAATTTCTACTGTGGGATCAGGAAACAGTTCACGGACTCGATCAATGGCATGACATGCCGTACCATCATCATCGTTAAATTCTATGACGCCATCCACACCGCGCAGATGTCGAATAATTTCTGCACGTTCTTCCCAGGGCATGAACTCCCGACCCTTTTTACGACAAAGCCAGGCATCACTGTTTAAACCCACAATCAATCCATCACCAAGTTTGGCAGCATAATCCATGTAGGTAATATGTCCACTGTGTATAGGATCAAATCCACCGGTGACTAATACTATTTTTTTAATTTCTTTTTCGCTCATAATGCTGGCCTCGCCCAATATTGTAAAATTGCTCCGTTTTCTCCGTCCTCAGATACTTCCACCACCATGTCGCGTCCTGGATATCGGTCCGCAGTTTTTTCAATTAATTCTTCGGCAATCATCTCGCAGGACTTGTAGTGAAGCTGCAGTATATTTTGTTGGCTCGAATACAATCCTTCAAGCCAGCGTTTGAACTGGATGAATTCGATGTCGCGGTCGTTGTGTTCGACATTGATACGCACCCTAAAATGAAAAATATGACGGTGAGGGTGAGCAAGGAACGATACATCATATTCATCTCCAGTGGCTAGGTTGGGATCAGTAGCGGCTGCAGGATACTTATGTATACCTTCGCGCTGAAAAGTTACTTCAATCCATCGGCGTATCATCATACAAACAATCCTTCCAAGGTGTTGAGTTCGGTATATTCCAGCACAGGTTGTGTGTCCATGTAGGGCCCAACATGTCGCAGCCAGTGATCAAAATCTGTGGCTGTCTGTACTGAGTATAAACTATCAAAGGCATTCTTGTCAAGTCCTTTGGCAAACTTCATTACGGCTTCGCGACTTTGACTTACTCGGTTTACCTGTTCAATAAAGTTCTTGATGCAACTGGCAACATAGACAACATAGGTCTGCAGGCTGTTATCTATACTACCATGCTTGGCTTCGTATTTACGACTGCTGAGATTCAAACATTCATAGAAAGTGTCTACATCCAGTTCATAGAATGGATAGTTGCGTTTGATGTCTTCCAGCACAATGCGATAACTGTCGTCAAAGGCTCGAGTAAAAGTATAGGTGGTGTCATTCATGTAGTAACGACCTTGAACCACACCACTGGTATGAGTAGTTGAGTCGTAGCTCATTTCTACATTATCATATACTCCGTTCTGCATCATAATAATCTGTGGCAGCATACGATACACTGAGCCCACCCCCAATAAGTGCAGATGTCGACTTTCCAAGTCTACAGGAAGCTGTGAATAATAAAAGGCTCGTTTGATGTCTTCTAAACTGCCTTTGCCCAGAGCTGCTGCTCCCATGGCTATGCCGCCGATCTTTCGAACATGATCCGGCGTTAATTCATCTACAATATACTCCACCCACTTCATATAAGAGTCATAGTCGTTGCCTTGAGCAATCAACATGGGTCGAGCCGCACTGCCCTTTTCCTGAAAATAATCTATCTGTCGTCGAAGATTTCTTCCTGTTTCTCTGGCACAGCGTTCAAGATCGCTGCGATCAAACCGCCGATTACTAAGGTCAAGCCGTTCACTACGTCCACTATCCAGAGTGCGCACAGGTATGACATCAAAACACATGGCAATAGTAGAATTTTTAGCTTGACTGGCATAGACATCTTCTTTAAGTTCATTGGTAATGGTTTTACCCAATGTGATCATCTGCAGTCCGCCGCTGTCGGCATGAATGCTGTGTACGTGTGGTCTGTAGTGTTCACCCATCCATTCGCCGATGCGTTTTTCCACAAAGGCATTGTACAACAGGCTTACACGATGGTTATTGGTGTTGTTCAAGGCACCAAAGGTACGACAGAACCAATCCATGTTCTGCGGACTGAGACTTTCTTGGTACATCAATTTAACATAACTGCTGCCGCTGGCAACGTATTCAAACATATCAACTTCCTAGAATTTTCTGCAGATGTTTGGTCTGAGTAAGTGCATCATCTAAAGCATTATGATATACTCCCTCGCGTTTGTCAATGGGAATCTTCACAAGGTTATTCATTGTGCGATAACAACGATCTTCCCAGGGTAACCAAGGTCGTTTTCTGTCCAAGGCTCGATAGGCATTTTCCATGATGACATTATCAAAGCTCGCACCATTGCCCCAGGTAGGTAAACTCTTTGATCCATACCAGGCTTCAAAATTGGTCAGAGCTTCTTCCAGGGGAAGATTATCTTTGAGCAAGGCATCACGCGCTTCCTTGCTTTGTTTGCTCCACCATTCCAGCGTAGACTTTTCAAAATGCAGACCAGCAGCCTTGCAGGTAGCTGGATCTACGGTGCAGTAAAATTTATCAATGATTTCATTGCCTTCGAATTTTACTGCGCCAATGCTGGCTATGGCAGCATTGCTTCTGGTGCTATAGGTTTCCAGGTCAATCATTACATTGATCATTTTTCTACTCCGTGCAATCTTAATAATCTAACTTGCTCATCGGGGGTGACACACAATCGAGCAGCAACCGAGGTACGACCAGACTCTGCCATGCGCATGGTGGTGCATTCTACAAACCGATTGGCAAGCAGATATTGCACCAGCTCAGTGACGAGCCGGCGTTTTATTTCATCGCGAAATGTTTGGTCAGATCCAAACTTCATAAGGTCGATATCTGGTAGGTCAAATCGCGCCTGCACTATTTTACCACCAATGGCTAGGTCTGTGGTTTTTATGTGATTTAATTGATGTGTTGGATCATAGATATCATCCAGCCAGGGGTCAGTTAGTATTGCCATCTTCAGCCATGGGTCGGTATTTAATTGCGCCTTGCTGCAGCAGTTCGCTGAGTACCATTTCCACAGAACCGCCGTGTCGATTGGCATGCATGCGAAATGCCTTGCCAATGCCATAGTGATCTGCTAGTTTTTTATCCCAGCGTTTTTCGGTGCGCATTTTGTTCATGGCTCGCCGTTGTGCACGGTTAGGCCGAAAATTCTTAGCGGCCTCGTCCTGTTGAGCTTCATTTTTAGGATTGGGGTCTTGATCCACCGCAATCAAATTGGCTCGGTCCATCATACCAGAAAGTAATTTGTTCACAGCAATCTCCTTATTTCATTTTAGCAACGATGTCGTAGAATTCTTTTTTCAGACTCTTGTCGCTTTGGAATATACCGCGCATGATGGCAGTAGTCATATCGCTCTCATGTTCTTTGACACCGCGATGAGTCATGCAATGATGTTCGGCCTGAATCAAAATAGCCACACCTTCGGCCTGCGTTTCGGCTTCCACAGCATCCGCAATCTGCACAGTCATTTCTTCCTGGATTTGAGGACGGCTGGCAATCCAATCCGCAAGGCGATTGAACTTACTAAGTCCAATGACGTTTTTTCCAGGATAGACTCCGATATAGGCACGCCCCACAATATTTTGGAGGTGATGAGCACACGTAGAACGTATTGTGATGGGTCCGGTGACGTAGAGTTGGTCGTATTGTGTGACATTGGGAAAGGCAGTAATTTTTGGTGCAGCTCGATATCGTCCTCCGAAGGTTTCCTGCACAAACATCTTGGCTACTCGGTGTGCAGTGTCCTGCGTATTATGGTCGTTATCAGTATCAATAATCAGGCTTTGTAGCACAGCCTCCATCTTTTTTGCTACTTCTTCGGTTAATTTATCCAACTCACGGGGATGTTCGATGAATTCACTGATGTTGTCGTTGCTAAAAAATCTTTTTCCGCTGGCTTGGATGCGCTGACGGATTTTATCGGACATTGCCATTGTTGCTCCTTTTGAACATATTACGTAGTATTGTAGTATATTTTTTAATGTATGTCAATATATTTTGTTTTTTTCGCAGAGTCCAGCTACCATCATGATTGTTGATCCATTCCAAAGTATCTCCGACCTGCCAATCCAATCCTTTGAGCACTTCATCATTCAACGGCAAAACATAGTCGCCGCTTTCATTATCATATTCAACAGTAACGGTCCAGCGTTTATTTACCAATGACGTTTCCAAAGACATAGCAATGATTCCTCGTAGACACCATGTAGCCGCGCTGCATGGCTTCAACAGCAATATTCGCAACCATGGCATCTTCCTGCGCATCCTTGGTTGCACCCACGGGCATGACCCAAATATCCGGACTGTAAAAACCAGCTTGACCGAACATGCGTTGAATGCGATCTGCATGCCCATCCAGTTCAGACCAACATTCTGTGCTGCCATTACAAACAAACTTTAAAATCGATGTGCTAAAGGTTTTGGTGGAATATTCAAAAATAACATCGTCTTTGACTGCATCTTTTTCGCCAGCCACGGTCCAAAGTTTAGGACTCATGGCCCAGTGCCAACGACTGCCGCCGTCCTGCGGAAATTCTTCGTTGATGAATTCCTGCAATTCGTCAGTCAGTGGGCGTGTGGCATTGGTTTCTACTGTGACTGTGCGAGGAAGATTTCCTCGAGCCTTGAGTTCCTGCAATATAGCCAACATGGCTTTTTGCCACATCATGGGCTCACCGCCAGTAAAACAAAGTTGTGCATCCTGTCCAGTTACGGGATGCACCCATTCGCCATGGGGATTGGTTTTATGCCGTAGCTGATCTGTCAGCAGATCGCAGACTCTGGCAGCATCAGCATCGTGTGCTAGATTTTTATACTTGGCACTCCAGCTGTAGCTTGAATCGCAGCCATGATCCCACACCGGCAAATCTTCGATGCGGTTTACAGTGCTAACATCAAAACTGGCATAGGGCAGAACATAGGTTTCGGGATTGGTGGGGTCCTTCTGACCAAAGCCATTGCATTCCAGGTTACAACCAAAGAAACGCAGCCAAACACTGGGTTTGCCAGCGAGCTCTGCTTCGCCTTGAAAACTATAAAAAATTTCAGAATATCGTATCTTTTTTGACATATTCACCTCATATAAAGCCTAATTATATTAGTTTTTATCCTGTTTGTCAATATCTTCTTGAAACTCCAACTGCGCAACATCTTCGGGGGTTTGTTGAACTTTGACGGGCAAACTGACTACACGAGCATAGTCGTAGCCATCCATTTGATTTTTTAAATAGTCGATGAATTGATTTTGGAAATCGCCGTTGTCATGTTCTTGCGTAATGATTTCGTTGAGGTCCAACTGATCAATGTATCGATACTTGGTTTCCAGCTGTTTCTTTTCACGCTGGATGCGTCGCACAAAGGCATAGAATGTAATCTGAGTAAAATACGCAAAAGGATTTTTACTCTTAGCCGGATCGAAATTGCTGACTACACTCAGACAATTTTCAATGGCATCACTGATCATTTCATCTTTGAAACTATAATTGATGAAGTTCGATTTATAACTCAAGTGTCGAGCGATTTTAATGAAACACTCGCCGATGTATTCCGGTACCTGTGGTCGTTGTTCACCGTTCTGCGCTGCTGCTTCGACACTGGTTCGATAGGCAATCAGGGCTGCCAGAAATTCCTGATTATTGATGTAATGATTTCCCTGCTTCACGGCTTCCATGTTATGCTCACTTTCGATACTGTTATTGACTTCTATTGACACACCACCTATAATCACGGTGTGGTTAGTTAATGCAATGTATTCGGATCCAGTTCACCAAGCATTATTATTTCCTCTTCCATCTCTTCCATCTCTTCTCCCTCATTGTAATCCAATTCAGTTTCTTCCATGTCGTTGCTGATGTACTGTTCATAACTGGCAATTGCTCTTGCATCCATGTCGGCAATGGTTATGATGCTTCGCACAGCCAATGGGTAATGTTCGTCATGTGTGATGGGTACCCAGGGTTGCATGCCCACTACTTCATTTAATTTACCATCCTCGAGAAACCGAAAACTATAAAACGCCACGGGATGTTGAATATCTATGTAGCGAGATTCGTTTAAATATTTGCTGGTGATTTCCTGCTCAGTTTTAAAGGCCAATAACTCACCGGTGGTTAATTTTGCGGCCTTGTAATAAATATTCATTGCATGTTCACCTTTATGAGTTTATAGTCGAAATGCTCTTCGTTGTAGATACGAATGCGTTCCGCTAAATGCAGCAATGTAAAATTTCTATGAGTTTTGTAGCTAAGGTCATCACCAACATCATAGAGATTGCACTGTCGTTTATCTTCGCTGGTTCGAAGCCCACGACCTATGCTCTGAAGATTGCGAATACGACTTTTGCTTGGACTTGCAAATATAATATTATGCAGTCTACGTATATTTATCCCCGTTGAAAATGTACCGTAGCTGGCCACAATTATGGCATTGTCTTCTTTTTCTGTGATGGCTCGGATGGCTTCGCGATCCGCAGTCTCAGTACCGCCATGCACTAAAAATATTTTTCTGCCTTCGGCTGCCTTGGCTTGAATCATTTCATGCAGAGGTATGCCATGCTTTTCCACAAACTGAAACAGCACCAGAGTATTGCCTTCCTGTGCCAAGGCAAGGTTGCGCACAAAGCGATTGCGTCCCGGATGAGTAACCAACCAGTCCATTTCTTCCTGATAGGTCAATTGACGCAGATCCTTGCACACTGAATCTGGATACTTCAAAGTCAGGCACTGTATTTTTAGATCAGTCAAAGTCTGATTTTTAATCAGCTGTTTGGTGGTGGTGACCTTGTACACAGCACCAAAGATTCCCTCCAACACCAACCGATGTGTTTTCAATCCATCCAATGTACCAGTGGTGCCGATGCGATATGCGCACTGTGGCATTTTATTTAGTATGCCGGTCAAACTGTTGGCTTTGAACCCGTGAGCTTCATCACCAAATACAACATCAAATTTAGCAAAATACTGTTTGGGTAATTTATACAAACTTTGCCAAGTGCTGATGATTACCTCATAGTCAGCATCACGATCACGTCCAGCATAAACTCGATGTATGTGGTCACTGACTCGAAAACCATTGGCCGAACTATAGTCCTGAAAGTCAGTGTATAATTGCTCCACCAACGATGTTGTGGGTACAATGATCAAAATGCGACGATTTTGTTCTAAATGGTAGCGCATCAAAGTATAAATGATCATGCTTTTGCCTGAACCCGTGGGACTTAGCAATAAACATCGATGCTGATGTACGCCGTGATTAACCGCATCCAATTGATAGTCGCGAATTTCCAAGGGTTGTCCGCGCGCATGGAGATTCAAAGCCTCCACATATTCTCTGACATCAAAGTAAGGTTGCGGCAAAGGCTGTTGTTCGTCGGCTACGGTGTAGTTGTTTTTTGCGGCAAATTCCTTGACATAGGGTATGAGTCCTACGTAGAGTTCACGGCTAAACAAATTATAAAGTCTAACCTTGCCATCCCAAAGTTTAGCTCGGTACTGCGGCATGAAACGCGCATTGGGCATTTCATAGGTAAAAAAGTCATTGAGTTCCTGCATCACACCCACATCGGCGCTTTCTACTATGCAGTAAACTTGATTTTTGCTTTTAATTACGAGATCGGTCATTACACGCCATTGGTAAATTTGTGCCACTCAATGCTGGACTTGATGTCCCAGGTTCTGCTGCTGATGCTTTTGAGTATGCTTTCCAGTTGAAAATACACGGTGCGAAGATATTCTACTTTGTCGGATCGTTGAATAAGATCTTCGTCAGTGCTGAGAAATTCATCCATTTCATTTTTTATGGGCTTGACTCCCTGATATTGCTCCCAGCCTAATTCGGTTAATTCTTCGCGAGTAAGTTCGCCTCGAAAATATCGATATTTGGTGCGACGCAACCGAGCCAAATCGCTTTCGGATTTACGCAGTTGCAGTCGACTGGTGGTTAAAAGGTTGAGATATTTGCTGTGCAGCACTGGTACGTTGGCGCTGGCTCGACCCAAATTGGTTTCGTCGATGCGACAGTCCTGGGCCCACATTTCTTGAATTTCGGTCAATTTCATGATATATCTCCATTTCAGATACCATAATTATAATGGATATCCGATCAAGAGTCAATGTTACAATGTATTTACTGTGAATCGAGAATATCGGAAGTTGGCTATGCCGATGAAATATTCCATGCCCGCTGATGTAATATCGAAGTCTAAACCCTCCAGACTGGTGGGAAATGCGTCTTTGAATTCCAAACTAATAGTGGGATTGTTGTTGCTGTCCAACACCAGCAATGTGGCATCACTGAATACACCGGGATATGGATCACGGCCATTGATGTTGTAGAGATTGCGTTGCTGTAAAACTCTGGCCCATTGCGCGCCACTTTCTGGTGTGCCCAATCCCACCATCCAATCGTAGAGTTCTTTATAATTACTCATGTCTTCGTTGATTAGAAATCTAATGGTGAAATCACCAAAACTTAATTTATCGCCTGGATGTGGCACATCCGCAAATCTAGTATTTTGCACTGCTACTCCAAGTCCCAAAGCCGGCAGATTTGCACTCTGACACGTATAGGTAACATTGGGTAATTTTGCAACCAAGAATTTAAAACTATTGGGTTTTAAATAATTGACTGATGTTGGTGTAGTTTTATCAACTACGTTGCTGGTTAGGGTGACGTTGGTGGCCATGATGTCCTCGCGCAATAATCACTATTTATCATAGTAAAAAAGAGGACCCGAAGGTCCTCTTTAAAGTGCTCTCTTATAACTGGGAGCTTACTAACTCTTACATCAGGTTTGTGACCTTGACGCGACGATAGTAGGTGTTGTTGTTTGCTGACAGACTTGTAAATGGATTTGCTACTAAACCATAGCGAGTCTTGAAGCCGACCTTTGGTTGGAAGGTGCTTGGGTCAACAGCGCGCACCATCTGCAGCGGCACATATGGGCAATAGAACATACCAGCATCATATGGGTTTGTGCCTTTGTAGCCGACAACATAGAACTGGTTGGCGGTGTTGAGGTTAGCCGAATATGGGTCGATGTAGACCTTGATCTTACCGTTGAGCACGCCGGCAAAGGTATTGCCAGTGTCATCAACGTTGAGGCTGGTGCTCAGTGCTGGAGTGTAGTCCAGGATACCGGCCATGCTCAGTGCACTTGCAACGTCTGCGGAGCAGATGATGAAGTTACCTTTGCCACGACGTGTTTGCTGAGCAATGTTGTTGGCATCACGTTCGATTTGGAACAGCAAGCCTTTGAAACGCTCAACGCTCCAACGGCCATTTGCGTCCACATCCAGATCGAAGGTACCGTAGGTTGTGGTGGCACCAGTGTCTGCACCTGGCTTGGCCGCAGCATAGATGGTACGGATAACTTCACGGTTAATTTCGAACAGAATTTCCTGACTCAGGATGTTGCTCAGTTCGCCTTCGGCATCCAGACCATGCACTGCCTTCAGGTCTTGTGCCAGTTCGACGGTGTACTCGGCCTTCAGAGCACGTGTCTTGGCAGTAACTGTGGTCTTCTCAATCGAGAATGCCATCTGGTTGAACGCATAGGTGTCGCCGAGTTGTTCGGCATCGCCAGTGGCAAAACCCACACCAGTGGTGTATGGACTGCCAACTGGGTTGGCGCCAGCGTGAGCTGTGAGGCTGGAACCAGCGAAGTCGGTGTCGGCTTCGTTGAACAGTGCCTCAGTGTTGCCCTGGCTGGTGTAGTTGCTCTTCATGGCGAAGATCAGGCCGGTAGGGCCTGTCATGGGCTGCACGCCGCAGACATCATACGCCATGAGATTAGGCATGGCACGACGCACCAGGCTGATCAGAATTGGATCGTAACCAGCCATGTTGGTGTTTGGCGAACCGTTGACTTGGCCGCTGAAGCCGCCGCCGATGGCGTTGGCTGGAGTGGTTTCCCACAGAGCCTGACGCTCTTCAGTCAAAGCCTTTTCTTGGTTTTCCAGCAGAGTTGCTGTTACTGCGCGTTTGTATGAATCTTTGATCTCTGGAAGATCTGGGTGGTTGATGATACCAGCCCATTTTTGTTGTGCTTGTTCGGATAGAAACATTTGTTGCTCCTTGGGTTGAATTAATTTTTACTTTTTAACTGCACGGCTGATGGTCTGCATATAACGCTCCATGATGGGCGATGTGTCTGCAGGCTTGTCGCCATTTTGCACTGATTCCTCAAGCATACGCTCTGGACTGGCCGGAGCATTGGCTGGGAAATAATTTTCTTTGACTACTTTAACTTTTTCTTCGAAAAGTTTTGCATTGTCAAATTCCACGCCTTCCAGCAGCTTGGCCAATTTTTCGGCATCAGTTGCTGTTAGGTTGCGACTGGCCTCGGCTACGAGTTGTTCGCGCTTGATGTTATCAAGTTCAGCCTTCAACGCAATATTTGCTTCGATGGCTTCATCGAGCGCAGATACTGCCTCATCAACTTTTCCTGACATATCAGCCAAGACATCGACGCGATCGTCCGGCACTTCAAAGTAGTGTTCTTGGAATAGGTTCTTTAGACCAAGCATAAAGTCTTCGGCAATTTCTGCACGCAGACCTGTGTCCACAGCAACCTCATTTTCCTGCATCCATTGTTCAACAACATAATTTAGATATGAATCAACCTTTTCAACAAGACCTTCTTTGATAGTTTCAATCTCCGCAGCAGCTTGTTCGGCAAGCTCTTCGGTAATTTTTTCAATTTCATTGTTGACACGGGCAATTACAGCGGCTTCAAAAATTGCGCCAGCCTGTGTTTTAAATTCTTCGCTAAGTGTTTCATCGCCGGCAAATACGCTGGCAATATCCTTGCGGAGGTCTTCCATTGCCATGTCGATGCGACGTGGCTCAACGACTTCCTCGATGTCTTCTTCGGTAATGACTTCACCGTCCAGTTGATCTTCCTCTTTGAAAGGAATTTCACCTTCACCGCTGGCACCAGGTTGTTCGAATGTGCCGGGTGTTACGCCTTTGCCGGTGGCTACTTTAACAGTGGCTTTGCGGCTATTGCCCTGCATGTGCTGTGGCTCACTGCTGCCTTTGCGCAGACTAGTGTCCGGAGTGTTGCTGTTCATGCTCTGAGCATCTGTGCTTTGCACATCGGCCTTTTTACTGCTGCCCTGCATGGGTTGTGTTGCATCGCCGGCGCCTTTCTTCAGACTGGTGTCCTGAGGATTGACTGCTGCACCAGTGTGAGGATCGATTTCGTTCCAGCTAGCTTTTTGGCTATCACCCTGCATGTGAGAGTTCATGGCGTCGCCGTCGTTGGTTTTACCAGCGTCGGCTTCGTTCAAGGCCTGAGCCTTGGCTTTTTTAGCTTCTAGAAGCTCGCGAATTTTGCGTTCTACTGACATTATGCCTCCTAAGAATAGGTTTTCGAATTATTTATAAAAATCTTTAGTTTGATATCTTACGAAGAAAATCTTGGAAAACTTTGATCTGTTGCTCCTGCAGATTGCCTGAGCGTGTACGTTTGATGGAGTCACGAGCCTCTTCGTAGTCCCGTGCCATCCAACGACCTTCAACCATCATCCATTCCTTGCCCTCCATGATGCCTCTAACAAATGCATCGGGTGCGCTTGGATCAGCAACAATATCAGCCGCAGTTGCCAGATAAAAGTCATCCTGAACTTCGCTTACTCCGTCCTTTGTTTCTTTCAATGAACCCATTCCACGAGAGCTAACACCAAGCTGCGCACCTTCGTCAATTAAATTCTTGACAATGCGACCCATGGGTGTTTCGGTCATTACCTTGGCGCGACCGATGTAGTTATTGCCATCTTCTTTGAGACTATTGATCATGATGGCTACACGATCTAAATTGATGCCAGGTCCATCAGGATGACCAAGTTCACCAAATGCACGTTTAGTTTCCACAAACTCTTTAATGTAGCGCTGTACTTCTCGCTCCATGATGTCTTTGCGATAACGGCGATTGTTTTTGTTGGCTATTTCAGTTTGTAGGAACGGACCTTCAATATAATAAGCCTTGCCGCCTTCTTCCTTTTTTTCAGTAAGGTAGCGAACTTCCTGTACTTGTTCTGTGATGAGTTTCATCGATTATACTCCGACGTTGGTGTTGGGACCTTCGTAGCCACCAATTTTGCGCAGATCCAACACCAACATGCCCTGAGCTTCAAAGGTAACGTGAATGCTGCTGGTGCTGCTTATGGCCAATGCCGGTAGTTGTTGTCCCCCAGGATATTCGGTGAAGCCATGCAGATCCAACACCACTGGGCCGCTGCTGCTGCCGCGCCGCACAGTAATGCTGCTGTCGGCGCTGGCCGGCGAATTGGAATAAGCATTGGAAATGCTGACCGATAATTGACTGGTGGTGGAAAATGCAATTTCTTCGTCACGACGCAGACTTAGCAGAGTGACGGTGGCGCTGTCGCCCGGTGTGGTGGCATGAAAGTGCACCACTGCACGCTGACGATCATTTTTAATAATTGTGGTTGTTACGGCCATTTGTTAGTTCTCCGTGTGGTCGGAATCTTCTGATCCAAAATTCATGGCTATTTGTTGCTTGTGTTGATCTAAAGCTGCGTTAATTTTTGCGCTCATAAGATCATTGAAATTCTGCTGTGCCTCTGCTGGACGATCGTCGCCGATGTTTTGCAGCATGGTGTTGATTAGTTGGTCATATGTCATGTCAGGATCCTCGTAATACTCTTACATTATTTATGGTGTCTTCTACAACCGGATTATTGGGGTCGTAGGGTGCCGGTGTTTGTCCGTTGGGTTGAGTCAGAGGTTGATCCTGCCCAGGCTGCCCTTGTTGTGCGGTCAGCATTTGTTGCAACTTGGGATCGTTGTCAATCTCTTGCTGCATTTTTTCCACATCTTCTTCGTCAAAGTGCAGGATGTTGTTGTACACATATTCGCGACTAAAATACGTACCAACATGTGGTTGAATTGCGTTCAGCAGGTCAACACGATTACGAATTATTTCAGCTTGTTTGGCTTCGGCAAAATACACATCTTGCGTAAATTCGTAATAGATGTCTTCTTTGATTTTGTTCCAGTCTTCTTCGCTCATGATGTTTTTGAGCAATAACTGAGTCTTCAGCAGATCGTCAAACAGTTCAGTGAACTTTTTACGAACACGGCTAATAAATTTGCTGAACTTAATTTCATCACGAGTAATTTCGCTTTGCCGACCAAAGTTCAGACTATTTTCTGCTCGCATGCGACTTGCTGGAACATTCATGGCCTGATACAATTTGTTTTGAAAATATTCTACGTCTTCGATGTTGCCGAGATTTTGACCACCAGGCAATGTGGTGATTTCTGTGCCCTTGCCGCCTTCGCGCCGTGGCATCCAGAAATCTTCCAGCATGTTCAGTGTGCGTTTTTCATCTCGCATTTCGCCAGTGGTGGCATCATAGGTCGTTTTGTTGCGATAACGATCCATGATGTTTTTAACATACTGTTCGGCTTTGCCGGTGGGCAAATTGCCTACATCGATGTAGAAAATTCTGCGTTCTGGTGCTCGGCTCATGCGGTAAATCACCAGTGCATCTTCGGTCATGCGCAGCTGGTTCACAATCTTGATGGCTTTGTGTAGATGACTCAACACCATGTTGCGATCCAAGTCCAAAAGACCGCTGGTGCAATAGGCTATGCTGTCGGGCGCAATTTTGATGCCCTGAGCTGCGGTGGCTGTGCTAGGCACCGTGGCCATCAGTCCCTTTTCATTGTACACAAAAAATTCTTCGATGCTCTCAATGAACTCTACGCCGGTTTTTTGATCTTTTTTCTTGTTTACCTTGCGAACTTTTTTGATCTTACGTGGATCAATGTAGCGAAGTTCCTGTATGCCTTTTTTGGGTTGACCAACATCCACTATCTTATGATAATAGGTGCGTCCGTCGATGTACCAGCGTTTAAAAATATCGTGACTCTTGCTGTTGAAGTCCATGAGCTTCAAAACATTATTAAACTCTTCTTCGATTTGTTTTTTAATGTTTTTGCTGAGTTCGACTTTTTCCAGATCCAGTTTAACAATCACTTCATCGTCGGCAGCGGCTACGGCTTCGTTAACAATGTCTTCAATGGCGCTGTCGCAGTCTGGATAACTGGCCACATCACGATAACGACTGATTAGATCGTTTTCACTTTTAGCTACAGTATCAATATCCAAGTAGGTGCCGAAGAAACCACTAGCATTAATGCTAGTGGCTCCGTCGTCGTTAAGCGGAGGAATGAAGCTCTGTTGTTTTTCTTCAGGCTTCTTCTTCGTCAGGGTATAGCCAAATAATGTAAGATCTGCCATGGTTTAATTAGCCAAAATTGAAGTATTGTGGTGCATAGGAAGTTTCGTAGTGCTGATACTGGAATGTTACAGTAAATGTTTCAATGGTATCGTTGTCGCCAAAACTCAGCGCGATGTCACTGATGTCGATAGGAAAAGCGTTGACGATTTTGTATTCCTTGAGCGGCAAACTATTGCGATCTAACTGTGTAACGGTTAAATCGGTTTGATAGTCTAGGGGCTTTAATTGACCCCCGTTGTTTACTGGATCATTTATCTGCGCCATCCATTGTTCCATGTTGTTGCGAACACTGAAACTTGCATCATTGAGCACAGTAATTGTCCAGGGTTGGAATATTCGCTCACCACCAAATTTTACTTCTCGCCCACGATATGGTACAATGGTGGGGTTCACCACGCTGCCCGGCAAGGCAGCGGCAGTAACTAAAAAATCACTCTGCAAACCAGCGGTTGTGAACGCTGCATTTGGCACCACAGAATCCGGATAATTCAATCGCACAACAAACTGGTTGGCGCGAACGCCCCCACCAGTTAAGGCACTTTTGAAATTATCTATATTGAAAAACGATTGCTCGGCCATTTATCTCTCCTGTTTAAATTGTTCGACTCTTAATTATGCTCCAATTTCCTCGAAGCTAATACCTGAACGAGTTGCTATGAAATTCAAGCTAATGAAGTTGATCGAACGTGCCGGCTTGATATAGATATCAGCCACAAATTCGTTGCGGTCAATTACCTCTGCAGTGTTGTTGGTGTCATCGCAAACCACACGGAAATCAATGATGCCACGACGACCCTGCACATCACGCAGGAATGGTTCTACCAATGCGCGGAATTGACTGCGAGTAAATCCATCGTTGAATTCAAACAGCTGGAACTTGGCCGCAGTTGCAATGGTTTTTTCAAGAATAATGAACAATCGACGAACATTGATGCGATCGAATGCACTGGGTTTGGCGCTCAGAGTTTTATCACCAAACAACAAAGTACCCAAACCAGGTTGTGTAATTACTGGATTGATTTGATTGCGATACAAGATGTCGCGTTCGGTTTTGCTTGGTGTCCAATTCAATTTAACTACATTCTTGATTTGACCACGGGTATAACCACCGGGACTGAACCAGGCTTCGGCAACCTGATCGGTGCGCGCGCACAATCCAGCAATGTCACCAGCCAAGGGCATCCAACGATAGGAATCATTGTAGCGATCGTACTGATATTTCCAACCACTGTCATACACAGCATAGGTTGAATCTTTGTTGAAATATGTAGTGCGATCGTTGACTACGGCGGTGGAGTTGGTTAAGTTTTGTGATGTCGGACCAGTAAATAATACACAGTCACGACGCACATCCACTATGTTGTCCAACACAAACCGAGCTGTGGCGTTGTCGGCATTCACACCAACTACGGGCAGTAAACTAACATCGTAAAGTTCGGTATTGGCTAATTTAAAATACTCGGTCTGCAACAAACCATCGGTCGGAGTAACATCTACGCCGCCGCTGAGGCTGCGGCTCTGTACACTGGCCATGGTGGTGAATCCAGTGCTGGCAGCAGGCACGGGACTGCCCCAGGCTACTGCAGCGGTGCCAAGCAGTGATCCCGCAGCGTGACTACCAAATCTAATCCAGTTGCTGTCTTCGTTGATGCGAGTGCGATAATAGTTGCCACTGCCATCACTGGAAAATGCATCGCTGGCTTTGCTAACACCAACATATTTCTCTAACACAGTACCAGCAGTTCCAGTGATGGTGCCATCTTCATCAACTACAACCACATGCAGTTCGTCATAAATGGTGGCACTGGAACTTGCGTTGTTTTTGCTTAACGCATACCGGCTGTTGCTAGGACGGCTTTCTACCTGATCCCAGAATTCCCACAGGATGGTGGCATTAACTACGCCACTCACTGAGGTGCTGGCGCCAGTAAGATTGGTGAACGACAACGTAGTAGCACCACTGCTAGCGTCCGATGTAGTTTGCCAACGATAGGTAATGCCGTTGACTACGGTCTCCAACCAACTGCCGCGTGGCACAGGACGTGACAACGTAGCCACTGTGGCACCAGTAGTCAACACTGAACTAAGTTGTGCGCTGAAACTGTAGCTGTTGTAATCGCAGACACTGACTTTTAAACTGTTGCCCAATTCACCAGGGAACCGTGCAATATATTCTGTGCTGGTCAGCGTAGGTGCAGTATATCCCAAAGCACCATCGTAGTTATCATTGTTGCGAACCAGCGGTGCAGTGCCAGCAGCACTGGCATTGCGAGCCGCAATGTCAGCAATGCGATTTACTGTGAGGTTGTTGCCGTAGCTTAAAAAGTTAGCAGCAGTAAACCAAAACTTAAAATTATTGTCGTTAGGTCGGCTATAGGTGGCAAACAAACTTTGTTCACCGTCGATCAGTGTGAATTCTTCGCACGGACCCCAGGCGAAGTTGCCGACAAATGCACCCGCGGTGTTCGCGATCTGCGGTACGAACAAGCTAACGTCACGTTCTTGAACTTGAACGTTTGGCGAAACTTGGAAAGGCATGGTAATCTCCTTATTTTAGAACCATCAAAGGTAAAGCCAGGTATTATTTTGATATCCGTTTATTTATAAAAAGCCTGGTTTAGAGCCAATTTTCGGCTCGTTTTTCGACGGTCCATAGATCTCCGTTTTCTAAAATGTATTTAGGCTCGTTTTCAACCTGTCCATCGTCAATAAACCCAAATGGTGTAAGTTCAGATTCAATTTGTCGAATCTGGTTTTCGAATATGCTGGTGCGAATATTGATGTCGGTCAGATCGCGGAAATAACTGTTGGTGGTCAACCAGCTGAACAGCACCAAAGTCATCACCAAATCGTCGTGGTAACCTTCGTCGGCAGCGTAACTGTCCTTGCTTTCAATGAAGGTGGCAAATTCTGCGATAATGTCGCGATCCCGGGCTTCGAGTCGACCACTTTCAATCAAGGTCTTCAACATGGAACATCCAATGCGTTTGACCTTTTTGTCGGTGCGCACACCATTTTGAGTCTGTCCATGACGACCAAATCCGCCGCCCACCAGTTGACCAACCTGAGTATCACGCGTGACAAACAGGAGATTTTCATATTCCAGTTCGTTGTACATGATGTCGGCAACCTGTTGACCGTTGTCGTTGATTTCGATTAATACAAAGGCATTGTTGTAGTTCTTGGCCACAGTGTGAATAAAGCTCGGATACAACACCGGAGCTACTCGATTGTTGCGATATTTGGCCACTACACGATAAGGATTGGCGGTGATGTCAATTACGGTGAAGGCATGATAGTCATTGCCCACACCGCGACTGGTATCGGCACACAGTACATAGGTGTTGTCGGGACGCACAATGGCACCAGCAGCATCTTTTTCGCCGCGCACAGGTTCTTCAATGACATCAAAATCATCTTTGCTGTACACATAGCTTGTTGGGCTCATGTTGCCCAGTGTTTTGGCATCTATGAGAGTATAGCTGGAACCCAGGAAATGACACAGAACTTCCTGTGTAAATTTAACATCGCCCAAAATGGCTCGTTGTTCTTCAGCCCAACGATCGTCGCGACCTGGTATGGCAGTGTAGGGAATATACAGTCTGATGAAATCGTTGATGCCCTGTTCGCTGTCGTTCCAGAACTTCCAGAAGTGGTTGTAGCCCATGGGAGTGGATGACATCAACACCTTGGTGGTTTCACCGGCCATGATGGTGGGGTAGGTGCTGGTGAAAAAGTCTTCGGCTATGTTGTTGGGTATGATGGCAGCTTCGTCAATGTACAACCAGTTCACGGATCGGCCTCGAATACCGCTGGCAGCCGTGGCTGCGGTGAATACCTTGCTGCCGTTTTCCAGTTCAATGCTGCCCTTGTTCCATTCTTTCACACCCTGCTGCAACCACATGGGCAAATTCTCATACATGCCCTGATATCGGTTCAATACCTCACGTGCCGCTGCAGCCTTGTTGGCCAGGATGGCCACGGTTTTGCTGTCTTGGAACAGGGTATACCAAAGAATGCAGGCAGCCGACGTAATGGTTTTGCCCTGCTGTCGACCCTCCATGAGAATAACCTTGCGATTATTGATTATGATGTTGACTTTTTCTTTTTGACAGTCATACAGCGTGAACGGCACCAGACCACGATCCAGGCTCACAATTTTACAGTAGGTTTCTATGAAGTAGATGGGGTCTTCCGTGCAGCGAAGAATTTCTTCAATTTGCCAGACTTCATAGTCAATGGCAAACCCAAGTTGTTTTAGGCGATTGTTGCCATTGTAACTAGGTCGTCTTTGTGGCAGGAGTTTCAATGATGTGCTCATTTCGTTGACGCAGCATTTTTATAAGATCAGTGGTGTTGCCAGAAAATACAATGTTGTTTTGTGTGCCAATTTGCTGGGGTTTGGCTTCTTCGGGCGCAGTGAGATCACGTTTGGCTTTCTGCAGGGCCATGAGATCCTTGGCAGTTTCTGCCACAGTTTTAATCAACTGCCCAGTAACTTCAAAGGCTCGTGGATGATCGCTTTGTCGAGCCACTGACATCATATCGTCCAGAGCAGATTCACCTTTGTCGATGAGTCGTTTCAAAGTTTGTCGGGCCTGATCAAAATCGTCTTCCACCATGGGTGCAGTCAAAGGACGCTTCGGCACTGGCGTAACATCAGTGCCGAAGGCCTGATCCAGCGCCGCAAATGTCGTTTTATCTTGCAAGATCAAAGCCCTCGCAAATATAATGCAGGCTATTGCTGGTGAATCTCTGATTAGACGGCGAAACAAAAATCTGTCGAATGCGCGCACCAGATGTTGTAGTAACATTGCCGATCTGCGCATCGCTGATTACGTTGTTGTCTGGCACCATGGGTACTGTGATGCTGTGATAGTTCAACACTGACGTAGTCAGGGATCGTACTGCCTGGTATGTTGGCGATCTAGCGGCCGCAGTGTTGCTGCTAAAATATGCTTCGCCAAAAACAAACAATACTGCTGCCGACGAACCCGGATTATGCACCACTTGAAGTCTCGCAGTAACACCGGGCATGGGCGGAATCTGTGTAATTGTGGTGGCTGTAAATTCGTTGTAGTTGGTGAGGGTGGTGCTGCTGCCAATCACCAACATCAACGATGTGGTGGTGGCCTGTGTTCCAACTACGGTAGTAAGTTTGGTATCGCCTAGAGCTACCTGTACGCCTGCGCTGGTACCAGCCCCGAGCAGAACTGAACCGTTGGTGGCTAACCAGTTAAATTTAATGACGTTGCCGCCGCCGCGTTGAGTGTTGAATCGCACAAAACTACCAGTGCTGGCAGCGTCGGTCAACACAGCGCCGATGCGACGCACAACCTGAATGCTGCTAGTGGCAGCAGCAGTAAACACCAGACTGCTGACCGTAGCAACGTCGCGATTGGCACTCATGGCAAAATCTACGGCGCCATTGGTGGCATTACCTAATAAGAAAATATAGTACCAGGTATTGAGACGCGGACCATTGCCGCCCGGTATGCTGTCAATGACCGCTGGTCCGCCCGCTGCTGTAGTCCAACTCGTAGTCCAGGTTCGAGTCATAGCCGACGATGTGCTGACAAAGGCCAGCAGACTGGTTTCGCTGATGCGAGTTGCGCCCGTAGTATTGTAACTGAAATGAACTGCGCTGCCCGGAGTAACTCGCACAG